ATTAATTTTTTCTGTTCTACTTGGTCCTGCTTGTGCTTCTGCACCAATGTATTGTTGGAATTTTTCACCAACTGTATTACCACCTGAACCTGCAAATCTTAATAACATATCTGAAACATCTTTACCTCTAGCTTCACCTTCACCTAAAAGATCTGCAAATAATGCTTTGTCTTTTTCTACTTGTTGTTTCATTGTTAGTTCTGCTACTTCTGCTGGGTCTGGAGCATCATATTTCATTTCTGGATCGCCACCACCTGGAGGACCTATAATACCTGTTGGTGGTTGTTCTTCCTTACCGGCTATTAAATTACCTTTATCATCATATCCTTTTGCATAAACTTTTTTCATTTTAGACAGGTAAGTAGGATCAAATATTTGTCTCATTCTACCTTCGATAGGACCATATTTTTCTTGTTCATAAATTACTTTATCTACATCTTGTGGTCTAGTTACATATTCTGCACCTAACGCATAACTTAATGCAGGAAATCTCGTTAATGCTCCAATACCCAAACCTTTTCCATATTTAAGAGCTTTGGGACCATGTTTTTTAAGTGCTTCCATTATACCTGCTTCACTAAATTTAGGAGATTTTAAAAAATTTTTAGATTTATTTAAAAAGTTTGTTGTTTTACCTGCTCCTTGTGCAACTTTGTCTTTAGCGGCATCAAATACTTTTTGACCTGTGTTTTTCCAATTTATATTTTTGTAATTTTGAGCATAAGTACTTGGATCTGCAAATCCATATCTTCCATCGGGGAAAGCAGCTCCATGTATATAACCACCACCAATTTGTCCACCACCTGCATAACCATTAGTTAAACCTGTAGTAATACCTTTTCCATAACTGGAAACTTTACCACCACCTCTAAACATTGGTCTTCTTAAAATTTTACTCATTATCCGAATAGTCCTAATTTGCCCATAATACCTGCGCCACCTGCTGCTCCTGTTAAGAAACTACTCATTGGACTTGCGGGTGCTGCCGGCGGTGCGTAACCTACGGTTTGCGAAGCAAAGGCTCCTGGTTGTATTTGTGCTAGTTGTTGTCCAACTAATCCTAGTCTTGTAAATGGTTCGTACTGCGCTTCTCTATTAGCAATTTGTGTTGCATCTAGTTGAGCTTGTTCAAATCCTTGTTGGCCTTGACCCAATGCTTGTTGATATTGACCTAGACCTTGTTGTGCTGCAAGATCTGTTCCTCTTGCTGTTTGTGCTTGATTGTATCCTTGATTTAATAATTGTGCTTGAAGACTTGCTCTATTCATGTTGTTATTTCTCATAGCTTCAGCTTGCATAACACCTTCTCTACCACCACCATAAGCCCCCATAGAAATAGCATTGTCTCTTAAACCTACATTTTGTACTGCCGCATTTCGGTCAAATTCTGCTAATGACGCATCCATAACTTGTTCTTGATATGGTGACATATAAGAAGCAATCGAACCCTCTTGTGATGCTGGTCCTGCTCCCGTGCCTGTTAAACTTCCTAACCCACCTGCTGCTGTAACGGCACCGGTTTGTAATGCATTTTGTGCTGCAACTTGTGGAGCATAGCCCGCAGTATTAATGGCTGTTCCACCAAGTGGATCTAATTTTTTAAGGAACGCTGTAAGCGAACCTTCTAATGTTGGGTTTACGAGTGATCTTGTTTCTGTTACTGCCATTATGCTCTTGCCTCTAAGTTATTCATTAAATTATACATTCGTTTTGCTCCTTGATTAACACTTCCACCACCGGCAGCTCTCACTGCATCGGCAGTCATAACAAATTCATTTTTACTTACTCTTGCCGGAACGTCGTCTGCTCTCTCTTTAGATCCCACAGGAATAAATCCTCCACCTCTATAATCTATTTCTACACCATTCGGCAATACACTTCCACCTGTATTATAACCCATAATGCCACCTTGGGCAGCCATTTGTGTAACAGATTCTTCCGTTATATTTTCTGACATAGGCATTGGTATTCCAAATTCTTTATAAAAATCTGATTGTATTTCTAATATTTTATCTTGATCTCCATTGTTCATAGCTTCTTCTAACAACATATAAAAATCTTGTTGTCTGTTTGCTAGTAATTCATTTTCTTGTTCTATATTACCAATAGCTTCTGTAATACCTCCAAAGTCTGGTTTAACAAAACTTGTCTCTGCAAAAATATCTGTGATACCACCACCTCCTGCATAACCTATTCTACCACCATCTTTTAAACCTAATTCTTCTAATGTACTTTCAATTAATTCTTGTGGGTGGTTATAAGCTTGCATCGCTGCTAAAATAGCTGCTCTTCTACCATCGTTGGTTCCACCACCCAATGCTGCTTGTTCTGCATCGTAATCTGCTAGTGCTAATTTATAAGCGTCCATTGCTGCACCTGCTTCAAAAGCCATAGCATCTCCTGTTCCTTGAGAAAAAGGTATTCCACCTGCACTAATAATATTAGACATTGTTAAAGGTGTTTCACCCGGACGTAAAATACTTCCAGCCTCTCCTACAAATTCTGAACCTTTAGCCAATCCTTCTAGACCAAAGTTTTTAGCTTTATCTAAGAAACCTAAATTACTTTTATCATATTTAAAACCACCATATCCTTGACCAGGCATATTTCCTCCTGTTTGAGCTATTGCATCACCTGGATTTTTATAACTTCTAAATTTACTAGCCGCACCGTCTGCACCCATTGCACCTTGTAAACTTGCAAGTCCTAAAGACAACGCATTAAGATCTCCTTCATTACCTTCTTGTGCCAATTGAGAAAAAGCATTTATACCACCACTAGCAATAGCTCTAGCTACCATAGGGTTAGACATAATACCTGTACCAAATGACATTCCAGCAGGCAACATATAAGGTGCGAACGCGGCAGCATAAGGTAGTAAAGGTTTAAGTTCGTTAGGTACTATTTTATCTAGTACTTTTGAAACTGGTTTAAATAATTTTTTGAATAATCCCATATTTTATCTATATTATATTGTTGAAGAGCAAGTTCGCAAGACTTGGATATATGCGATTGTATACCAATTTACTAGAGTTTTCACGTCCAGTCAATTAAAAGCTACTGTTTCCACCTAAAGGTAATGTAGCTATTTTAATATTAACATCCCTTTTAATGTGTTCTTTTGTTGTGGTTGTAGTAGGGTTATTAATATCTTCCTCTACTTCTTCCTCAGATAAATACTCTTTACCTGTTTCTAAATGAGTTAAAGTTACTTCTATTTCTGGTATAACAACTGGTATTTTTACTCCATCTATTATTTCATATCTAGTTTCAGCTTTTTGTTTTATAAAAGACATTATTTATCTACCCTATTCATCTCTAATAAACTTACAGTTACATCAGGACCTGTGAGATCTGTTAAAAACTTTAAAGTATCGTTTTCTTCTAAGACTAATACATTTTGTATAAATTCTTCTGCAGCTCCTGCAGCTAAGGTAGCTGAATTATCATAGATATAATCAGTTCCATCGGCAAAATTTCCAATAGAAACCGTAACATCCGCAGGTCCTGCTCCACCATTATAAATATGAATAGATTTAATTAAAGTTCTTGAGTTATCGGGAACCGTATACGCAGTGTTAACGGTTGCTGTTATTAAATCAGTATTTATTTTTCTATAAATATTAGCCATTAAAAAATGTAAACCTTTCTTGATCTTCTTTTAGTTGTGTTAGGTATGTAGAATTTAATTGTTCTATAACTAAACTAATTGATCTGTTAATTTGTCTTTGATTATCTTCACTATATTCTTTTCTAGGTTCAGGTAATCTTACTACAATTTTTGTCATTACCTTCTACCATCCGGTTGAATGTCTACTTGAAAAGTTCCAAATCTCCATCTTTCTCCAACTCCTATATTCTCTATCTTTAAGTTTGCATATCTTCCTCTTGCACGTGTGTCTACTTGAGTAGTAGAAGATGTAATAGTAAAAGGACTATAGGTAGAAGCAACTTCATTAGTTGCTGGATAGTCTGTGACTCCAACAGTTATTTGATTATTGCCTGTTAGCACTTTAAAGTTAGGTAGAAATCTTCTCATAGCTAGGAATACTTCACTCTGATTAGCTTGTAAAGAGAAACTAAATGACTGAATAAAAGACGCTAAAACTGTAGTGCTTCCATTAGGATTAATTTGATCATCTCCTGTTTCATGGGCATAATAAGTAGTATTACCTAATCCTGTTTCACCAATCACGCTAGGAAAAGTTCCAGTGGCTGAGCTGTCATAAGCTGTACCATAAGGTTGAGGATAGACTAAAGTATCCATCCAAGTTGTTCTATTAAAGTTTGTATTTGTATTTGTATACCATGTACCTAAAGGTGGTTGTTTAGCTTCTCCATAATTGTAAGCAACCGATCTATTATTAAAAGTAGATCCAGAAGATGGGTACCACCACATAACTTCAGTAAATAAATTATTTAATCCACAACAAATTTGTTGACCTTTAGTTGTATCCACATCATCAAATACATAATCTTCTACTGAACAAGGTAGTGAGTTTACTGTACCATCAAAGGCAAAGAAACCATTATTACTCATCCAATAAGCAACACCATCAATTTCAATAGCTGCATTTTGACCAATCAATCCACAGTTTGTACCAACTTGTTCAAAGCCAAATGTAAATGGAGCTCCTACAAATTTCATTGTGTATAAAGCATTGTCAGTCCACACTAGAATATTTTCTTTAGCGATCAACGATCCCATAATTTGTGTACCGTCTTGAAGTCTTTGTGTACCAGCAGCATTGGTTGCAAGTGGTGTGTATTGGTTTAATTTTTCAGCGTTTGAAAATCTAATAAACATATTGTCTTGTGTTGTCGAATCGCCTATTGTTGTTTCTGTTCCGAAATGAATTAAGTGTCTTGTTGTAGGTGAGACTAAAGTTAATCTTGATTGAGTAGGATTTCCTACAGATTCATTAGCTTGCCCACTTAATGTATTAGCTACTGTTAAAGTTCCTGTAGCTGTCCAATATTCTGAAGTATCAATATTAGTAGAGCCTGGAGATAAAGTTGTTCGTGATGCTCTTGTTGTAAATCTTGCTGCTGAAGATGAATCCCATGTATAAGTTTTACCATTAGCAATGGTTGCAATTAAGACATCACCCCAGTTACTAAAAGACCATAGACCCGGTTCTAAAGTTACTGTTGATGCATTAACGGCTGTACCCCAACCATTCCAATCAGTAGATTGAGTAACGGTTGTAGATGTATCCCAATTAGTTTGATCATAAGTTCCACCTACTTCTCTTGTTAAACCTGTTAAATTTCCTGGAGCTGCATTTGTATTTCCTGTGTAAGTTGTTAGTTCTCCTGAACTTTCTGTTGAAGAGATAACTTGTGTTACTACAGTTCCAATACCATTAGTTGTTTGAGCAACCGTACCACTTTGTTGTCGAGTACATCCTGTAAGTTGAGTTGCAGCGTTTCCTGTATAAGTTACAATTTCTGCGTTGGATCCATCAAGGGGAAAAATAACAACGGTACCACTTTCAAAAAAGTTAGTACTATCTAATAAATCAATTGTTGTGTCTGCTGCTGCTAAAGATACATCAATAGTATTAGTAGCAGGACCTGTTAAACCTACAAAAGCTCCAGCTGTTCCAGTTGCAGGAACAGTAAAAGAAGTTGAGTCTGCTAAAGTCATTGTTGTTGCACCCGTTGCTAATGGAGAATTTAATGAATTAGTTGCATCGGCTGCTGTTGTTCCTCCAAAATTTCCTATACCAAAACCATAACCATAAGTTTGTTCCGCAGGACCTACTTCTGAATAAGGTTGAACAGTTAATGTTCCACCTGTAGCAATAACTGCTGTGGCTTGATTTAAAGAATCAATAGTAAAAGTGGTATCAGTTGGAATGCTTAAAACTTGAAAAAGTTTATCTTCAAAATCTGTAGCCGATAATCCTGTCCCTCCAGGTAAGGTAACGGTATCTAAAACTACCATATCTCCCACACTTAATAAGTGAGCCCCTGTAGTTGTTATAGTACAAGTTTTTACAGTTGTACTATCTGTAGAAAGAGTTCCAGCAAAAGTTGTTTGTGTTCCTGCATTATTATCAACCCAAGGAGTAATATCATAAAGTTGACCTTCAAAATATATAAGTAAAAACTTATCGGTTCCTATTGCAACATATCTATTTCCATCTTTATCAACAAAAGAAAATTGAGCTCGCGCCACACCTACAATTGTATCTGTAAGTAATGAAGACCAACCTCCTATTTTTTCAGGAAGTCCATATCTAAATCTTGCTAAGTCTGAATCGGTCCACCGTCCTGTAGCTCCTACAGTCGTATCTTGTTTATCTATTCCTGGAGCGAATTTAATTTCTGTGAGCATCTAATTGCCCTATTGGTTTGTTGATGTTATTTGCCAACCTTTTGTAACATCAATATACATCAAGCTAACAGATTGATTATTAATAATTAAATCTAAATCAGTAGCACTTCCTTGAATGGGTTGACCACCTCTACCGATAGTACATTTATTTGAAGCAAACCCACCAGTGCCTGTTCCATCCATTACAGTAATTGTATCTCCAACACTTGGAGTAGTAGGTAAATTAACTGTTATAACTCCACCTCCACCATTTCCTGTGTCTCCAAAAACTATATCACCGTTGACTGCTGTATAAGGAGAGTTAGTTGAATTTTGAACTGTAACTGATCCTTTGTTTAAAATTCCTACAAGTTTCATAGAGTCAGCTGTAGTTCCATCTGTATAAAACATACCTGTGGAACCAACTGGCATATAAACAATCCCAGTAGTTGCTCCTACATTTTGAACTCCAATGGTATAATTAGAAGATGATCTTGTTGTATTATCTTTAACTATAAAAATTCTTTCAGAACCTGTTGGCATTGTAATAACTCTACTAGCTGCCAATGTACCAGTAACTTCTATCATTAAATTTTTACCTGTTGCAGTAGAAGTACCTAATGCTGAACCGTTATCTAAATTTAAAACAGCGTTAGCTGCTGCAATACTTACAGTGTAGTAACCACTAGCTGATAATTCTAAAATTTGTAAATTGTTATTAGTTATTGTTCCCCAAAGACCAGCTTTTTCTCCAGTGGTTATAAGTTCTAATTGTAAATCTGATGAGTATGCCATAATTTAATAAGGTTCTATTGGTATCCAAACGTTAGTTGCACCTGGAATAATTGGGTTCCAAGTAATTACCCCTACATCATTACATGTAATGGTTAATGCATTTCCTGATACATCAATATTTGCTCCTCCTGTAATGTTAACAGTTTGAGAACTTAAAGTCAATGGATTACCAGGAACTGTAATATCAACAGAAGTTGATGCGACTACTAAGGCTGAGTTTAAAGTTAAAGGGTTTCCTGAAACGGTTATATTAGCATTTCCTGTAACAACTACTGACCCCGATCCTAAAATTAAAGGATCATTGGCTATAATAACATTAGCAGCATCACCTGTAACAGTAGGTACTCCCAGTGATAGAGTTAAAACATTTCCAGTTACATTAATAGTGACCGAACCATCATTAGGGTTCGATGACGAAAACGGTAATTCAGCAAAAGTTCCTGTTCCAAATAACATAAAATAAAATCCTTATAAAGGAGGCAGTAGGTATGGTGGAGTACTGCCTCCATTATAGGGTTATATCACTATAATTTTAAAGTATCAACTCTGTTAAATCTTTATTTGAACCTACAGTTCCTTTATAAAAAGTATTAAAAGCTAAACTTATTCGAGTGTTTTTGCCTTGTTTGGTTTCTACTTGATGAGTGGTTGATGAAGGAAACATAAATAAATCGCCTGTTTCTACAGGAAAAAACCAAGTTTGTGAATTCCATAAATTAAATTTTGTATCATCTACTGTCGGAGATATTTGTTTATAACCAGGATTACTAAACAATATTTTATCCTTTTCTTTGTCTGAATCAAAATACAAT